GGCTCAGGATGGGGTTCGCAACCGTGCGAGTGACGCGGCCCATGCTCCCGCCGTAATTCGGGTTGGCCCGCAAGTACCGCTGGCGCGTGTCCACCTCGCCTTGGCTTACCTGCCGCGCACCCGGGGGGAGGATGGCGTTGATCTCGTCCGCCGTAGCGCCTTCGCGGATCATGCGATCGACTTGGCCTGAAAGGGCCACGTCTACTTCCTCGCGCGTTCCGCCCGATGCGAGGCCCATAGGTGTGCCGCCGCCCGCCCGCCCACCGCCTACCGGAGACACGGGCCCGCCCACCACCGCCGGATCGTCGCGGCGGCGCTCCCCAGCAATCGGCGCATATTCACGCTCGACGGAACCGATCATGTCCTTGAGCTGGTCAATGCGCTGGCGATTGCTCTCATCATAGGACCAGCGATTGGGGATCAGGTTCTCAAGGTACTGGGCCTCTTTCTCCGTGTCTGAGCCCGATCCCGGCACTCGAAATGCCTGTCGGATAAGAGGCATGAGCCCGCCCACGGCAGCATCGAACTCTGAATTGGGTGCTGTTGGAAGATATTCGCCGAGGGAGCGGCGACCCTCGAAGCGCTCAGTGAACATCCGCTCGACCGTGCTGAGCTGGTCCTGGAGCTGGCGAGCGGCTGCGATCTTGGCCTGAGCAGCGCCGATAGTTTCCGGATTGGCAGTAGGGCCGCCGATCAAATCCCGGCGCTTCTTTTCCTCTTCGAGCTGGGCATTGACGATCTGCTGCTGCTTGATCTGCGCGTCCAGGCCCGACTGACCTATGTCGCGGTTGTTCGCTTCGATCTGCTGCTGCTTCAGAACTCTGTCGAGCTGCCGCGCGGGGTCGGCACCTAGCGGGATTGAGGGCATGCCGCCGACTACAACGGGCGCCGTTCCTCCGGTTGAAGGGCTGTCGAACTGGTCGAAGAAGTTAGGCGCAGCCATTATCGTCCGCCTTTCAGCCCGGTCGTGCCGCGCTTTCCATAGAAGGGTGCACCGAGCCCGCGCTTCTGAGCGTGCACGTGACCGTTGTGGATGAATACTTTGGCTTCTGGGCCGTAGTGGCTCCGGACTTCACCGAGCAACGCATTGAGGTCCGGGCCGTCATAGTCCGCAGCCTCTCCCGTGACGTGCCAGGAGTTAGGCACGCCGCCGACGAGACGATTTCCCTCAGTGGTGCGCCGTCCACTGGTGAGCGTTCCATGCTCAAAACTGGACCGGAAAGGTGGTCGGAGCTGCGGACCCCGAACCTCCTGTCTTCAAGATGGTTGCGGCGGAGCCTGCGCCGAACTTGGCGTCGAACTCTCCAGCCCGATCAGGATTGGCGCGCAGCGCGTCGATGGCTGCCTGAGGCGGGCCCGCCGGCTTGTTCGTCTGCGCCGGGATGCCACCGATCATGCCGTTCCGAGGGTAGAATTGAAGCCGCGGGAGTCCGTCAGGCCCGATGACCTCAGTCGCCGCCATAGGATTGGTTTCGGCGGCGATGAAGCTCGCTATCTGGTCCGGGGTCGCGCCGTTGGCCTTGAGGTCCGCGACCTTCTGCGCAAGCGGGCCGGGCTGCTGAGGCGCACTGTAAGTAGGCTGGAAGGCTCCAGTTTCGGGATCCACGATGCCGATGCTACTGCCCACCTGCTCGATCCTCGGACGCCCAAGTTTCGCCGTCTCAGCATTGAAACGGGCTTCTTCCATCTCGTCCCGCCGCTGACGGCGTGCACGGTTCTGGCGAGCTACTCCCATAGCAGGACCGTACATGGCGAAGTCAGCTAGCCCGGAGAGGATGCCGCCCACTCCGCCGCCCTTCTTGCCACTCGTGCCACCTGCGAGGCCCAGATCGGTTAGCAGTCCCATCTCAGGCCCCTCCTGCCGCGCTAGCCATGTTGCCCATGAAATTACCCCAGACGTTCAGCGCGTTTCCGAGCCCGGAAGTTTTCTGAGTGTTCGTGCCGGTCAGCGTTCCGTTGCTCATGCCGAAGGGACTGGCGATCTGGGTCAGCAGCTGGAGGTAGCGCGCGAGCTGCAACTGCTCCGCCTGATCTTCGAATTGTCCGGCGCCCACCGCCGCCTGCTGGCCGCTCACCATGGAGCTGAGAAGCCCGGGAAGCTGACTAGAGGCCCCAAGCTGGCTGCTTAGGAGTCCGCTTGCCGCCGCCTGCTGGCGAGTACGCTCCGCCTCCTGAGCCTGATTTTCCGCGCCAAATACGTTCGTGGCGGCGGCCTGCTGGCGTGCGAGGGCATTCTGGATCGCCGCGTTCTCGCCCGAGGCGATGGACGACAGCGCACCATACTGACGGCCCGCGGCGTTTTCGTTCGCGGCGTTCTCCGCTCCGAATTGAGCGGTCGATGCGCCGTACTGACGGGCAAGGGCTTCCGACCCCAGCTGGTTCTCTGCGCCGAAGATAGACCCTGCTGCGCCGTATTGCCGCCCAAGGGCCGCCTGCAGGTTGGCATTCTCGGCCGTGCCCGCTCCAAATTGGCGAGAAAGGGCGTTCTCACGCGCCGCACTTTCCGCGCCGAGACGGGTTCCGAGACTGGAGAGCAGGCGATTGGCGGAAGCCTCCGAGGCATTCTGGCCTGCGCCGAGCAACGTGCCCTGAGCCTGCTGTTGAAGCTGCCGTTCGGTTGCGAAATTGTTGGCGTAGACATCGTTGGAGGCGTTTGCGATGCCCTCGCCGAATAGCTTCGCGTACAAGCCGGACCCGTTCGACCTTCCGGCCGAGCCAAACTGGCTATTTATCCGTGCTTGCGCAGCACTGGCGGAGCGATCGGCGATGCTCTTGATGAAGGGGTTCGAGTCTGGCGATAGGTATTCGCCGGCTGCAGTGCGGTTGAGCCCGGAGTTGCTCAAATAGCTAGTGTCGGCATCGGGCCGGTAGCCGCCCATGATGTCTGCGATGTAGGACGTGTCGAGCCGCCCGTTCTCTGCAAACTGCGCCAAACTCGCGGGCAGGGCCGACCCACCGCCGTTCGCCGCAAACCCGTTCAAGGCGGTGGACATGGCTTGCGGACTGCCGCCGTTGAGAAATTGAGATAGCGCGCCCGACACAGCAGTTGGCTGTCCGCCATTGCGGTAGGCATCCAAGGCACCTGAGGTCTGGGTTCCGCCGCCGTTCGCCGCAAAGCCGCTCAGCGCGCCCGATACGGAGGGGTTCAGGTAATCGCCATTCGCCGCTTTCGTGAGCGCCGTGGTCCCAAAGTTCCCCTGCGCCATGCCGGACAAACTGCCCATTGCGCCCTGGATGGCCCCTGTACCCGCAGCCACGCCGTTCGTCAGGTTATTGAGCGCCTGCTGCGTATTCGCGCCTATGGCGGGGCGCGTCATCGTTTGCTGAGCTTGGCCCAACGCGGCTTGGTATGGAGCAGTCAACCAATTCGGCAGGCTATTGACCTGACTGGATTGCTGGTTCGTCTTGGAGGTTGTTTTGGAGCTCATTACAGGTCCTTCCCGAGGACGACGGCAACCTGCCTGAAGCCGGGAAGGGCTCGCGCCCACCCACTGCGCCCCACTAGCTTCATCGACTTGCAGCGCTCCGACTTGGCCCACTCCTCGATGATCGGGAGAAAGCGGATGCCATCCGTCATCGCTTTTCCGGCGCAGTGGCGAATGAAGCATTGCCTGCCGGAAGCGGTCTTGAGGACCTGAGTGATGCAAGCGGCCAACAGTTCAGGGCCGTCATGCGCGACCCATAGCTGCACATCCCCGCGCTCAATCTCGTTCATGAGAGCGGGCAGGCTTTCGTCCGGATCGCGTGCCACCGAGCGTGCAAGGAGTTCGCGCACCGGACCCTCCGCAACGCCCAGCGGCGGTCGGACGCAGCCGAAGGTGACGCCGGGGGTGTCCATCCCGCTCATAGCCCGCCCGCCGTCAGACGCGCTTCCGCATCGGCCAGGCGCCTCTCAATCTCGGCGTCGCGAGCGTTCAAGGCAGTTACGAGCCGTGAGGCCCATTGAACTGGGTCCTCATTCTTCTTGAGATACGGGAGCTGCTTCATCGCCGCCCCTCCGCCGCCACAGAGGCCTCAACGCCCGTGGCGCGGGTCCATGACTGCGTTCCCGCGATGGTCTGGCGAATGCGCATCAATCGACCGGAAGCGCGAAGGGGGCAGCGCCCGTCGATCGCCCGCGAACTCTCGCTGCTGTAGACGATTGGGTCGGCCATGGACTGCTGGCGAACGCCGACAGCACACGTCACCGTGTTGGCATCGACAATGGGGCGCACCGCATTGACGAAGGCCCGCATCCCGGGTGCCGCCTGCCAGTCCCCCGTTTCCAGAACACCCGGGAGGGTGGCCCCGTTCAGGCTGCCGTAGTTACCATCTTCATCGAAGCCGACGACGGTCTGATTGCCGCCCAACAGAGAGGGGTCATCGAAGCTGAAGGGGATCGCCTCGAGCGAGCCATAGGCGTCCATGTCCTCCAGGGTCTGCCCCACGTCGAAGCCTGACATCAGCCAGGAGGAGCGGAGATCGGAACGGGTCCAGCGGTTCTCGGTGAACGAGTAGATCAGCGCCTCGCTCAACGTGCCCGAGCTGTCGGTCGGGTAAGCCCACATCACTGAGGAAGAGAGCGGATCGAACGCGCCCACGATCATATCCGCAGAGCCCGGGTAAAGGCGGCGGCGGAAATATTCGTCCACGCGCCCCGCACCGATCGGGGTCGAGCTGGTCCCATCCCACAGGAAGAAGCCATCGTCCGCGATGTAGAACGCGACCAGGCCCGCATCGATCACCGCGCCAGGAGCGATTGCGCCGCGCTTCTTCTCCACCACTCCGAACGCAAACACGGTGGGCGGCCCGACATACTCCATCCGGCTGACCGAGTAGCGCTGAAAGACGGTTCCGAACTCGCGTCCGATGATCGCTTGGACCGCGCCGCCTTCGTCGGGCATGTCGTTGAAGTCGGCTTGTGTGCCGGGGTCCGTGCCCCATGCATCCGGGTCATTGAAGCCCGACCAGCGAATACGGTTAGGTCGAAGGCCGTCAATGCCATCGTCCAGATTGCCCAGGACGAGGAAGTTACTGACCACTCCGATTGCGTTAGCGGCAGGCGGCGTGCCTCCCAAACCCGTCATCCCGGTCGTGGAGCCCAAGTCATCGGCGATCGGCGCGACCTCGGGATGAACCGCAATGACCTTGCCGACGAAGCGGGCGTATCTCCAGCGGTTAAGCGGATCGAGGGCGGAGCCATGCGAGTAGACGGAGACGAAGGCCGCGCCGTTGAGGCTGAGGTGAACGTCGTCATCCGAACCAGCGTAGATGCTGGTGCTGGCGGTGTAATCCGAGAGCACCGTTGCCCCAGTGATGGGGGTGGCCAGACTGGCGCCGTCAACCAGCGAGAACCCCGACATCGGGCCATACCCACCTGCGACGGGAAGCACGTTCAGCGCGTCCACCAAAGCATCTGACTGGAACGTCGCCTTATCGGGCTCCCACGCACCGAAGGTGATCGGGACAGGGCGGGTCACAGGAATGCCTCGTTGCGGTTCGTGGCGGTCCTGCCCCCGCTCTCTGCGCTAAGAATGGCCCGCTGACGAGATGCCATAGCCCACTGGCGATCAGCTTCGTCAAAGTCGCGGATCACATCCTCGAGCACCTGTGCTTTCGCCAGCGCGCGGACGTACTTCTCGCCTTCGGTGAGATAGGCGTTGTCATCGCTGTCGTTGACGAGCTCGGCAAACCGCGTCGTGCCGTCGATCGTCACCGTGTAGGCCGCGTTCGGCGGCATGTAGAACACGAGCCCGTTCGCCTGTCGGGCGTAATAGGCCGGCTCACCGGTCATGGCTGAGCCTTCGTTCCAGCTGTCGATGGTGAGGGCGCTAGCGAGCGTCAGGTTGCGTCGCTGCCCGTTGACGGTGATCCACAGTGCGTCGATCTTGCCGAGCCACGGGATGCTGGCGAGGGTAGTGCTGTCGTAGAAGCTTTGCCCCTGGACGAGGGGAAAGGTGAGGCCGCGGACCTCGTTGAACCAGAAACGATAGCTCGCGGCCTCCTTGATCGCGTCATTCACCGCCAGGGCGATTTGAGACGCGAGATCGGGGCGCACCAATTCATCCGCAATGCGGGTCTTGATGGCCCCGAACGTCACGCCTCACGCCTTCGGCTTGGGGCCGGGCTTCGCCTTCGCGGGCGGGTTGTCGTCCGACTTGTCGTTGTCGGCGACGTTCCGGCGGGGGTCGCTGGAGGTGCCGACCGTCTGATCGCCCGGCAGGCTCTCGGACAGAGCAGCGCGGGCATCGTCGGTGGTCTGGGGACCGCCGCTGCTGTCGCCGCGCTGGTTGTCGATCGCATCGTCGTCATCCGCCATCTTGGCTCCCTTCGCCTTGCCGAGTTGCGCCAGGAGGCGGGCGTTCTCTGCCCGAAGCGCGTCCCGCTCCTCATTCGCCTTGTTCAAATCGCTTTCGCGATTGGGCAGGGCAGTCGGCAGCGCCGAAGCGACGGCGAAAGCCGCCTTGTAGCGCCCGTACTTGTGGATCGGCGTCTCACCGCGAAAAGCGGCTTCGACCGGGACAAGGCCATGCTCTTCGATGAACTCATCGAGCAGGGCGGCGCGCTGAGCGTCGGACATCGAGCCGCCGCCAGTCACTTCCGCCCATTCGTAGGCAGCCTTCGGGGTGGTTACGAACTCAACCTTCGCCATGTCAGCCTCCGTTGCCGATGGGGACGTATTCGACCACGATCGTCGCCACGCCCGCAGTCGCGGCGGTGCCGCTCTGGGTGTAGCTGACGAACAGGTCGGTATCGGCCGCGAACACGAGGCCAAGGCCCTGGTTGGCGGCGTTGGCCGGCGTGTAGACCCCGATGGTGCCCTCAGTGACATCCGAGGCCGCCACGAGGTTGGTCCCAGTGCCGGTCGTGCCCGCGACAAGGACGTTGGTGGTCGCGGCGTTGAATGCCGTATCCACCCAGACCTTGACGTTGGACAGCTTGGCCCCTGCCGGCACAGTGCCGATCAGGAGCCCGGCCGCCACGCCCGCGTCGTTGTAGTTGACCGTGCGGCGCAGGTAGTGCGTCGCCTGGAGCTCATATTGACGTGCATTGCCCATGGCTCAGTCTCCTCAGGCCAGCGGTGCGTAGGTGGGGAGGATGAAGGTGCCGAAGTTCGCCGAAGCAAACCGCGAAGCCTTCAGCCCGGCGATGGTGTAGCCCGAGACGCCGAGCTGGTTCTCGTAGTCGAAGCGCTCTTCGATCCACTTGAACTTGCGGGTGTCGTCGGGAGTGTCGCCGCCGATGCCGAACATGGCGGCCTGCGCGCCGCAGAGGATCGCACGGCGAGCGTTGGTAACGGCCAGCCCCGTGGTCGAGTTGACGCCGTAAGGCACCTTCTCCGACTGGTGGATGATGATGCCGTTGTAGGTGCCGACGTAATCGCCCCCGGTGATCAGCGGGACATCGTTGTTGCCCCCCTGGATCTGAGCGCGCTGGATGTCTGCCCACTGGCCCGTGGAGGTCTGCGAGCGGAGCTGCTGGACCTGGTTGGGATGGACGAACAGGACGTAGTAATTGCCGCCCCTGATCCGGATGGGACGGATCGGCATGACGCCGGTAGAGGCGAACGTGCCCTGCCGCAGACGAGCCGCCAGGCGGTCGAGCTGAACGAGGGTCAGTTCATCGCCCGTGGTCAGGGATTCGTCGGCCGACTTCGCGTTCGGACGCAGGATGTGGTTGGCATCCGGAGCCGCGACGGCATTGAAGCCGGTGTAGGCAACGTCGGTCTGGTAGGTTGCGCCGCCGATCTGGTTGAAGAACCAGGTGTCGAAGCGGGTGGCGAACCAGTCGGCGAGCCCTTCCTTCGCTTCCGTGCGCATGTTGAACTGCACGCGCTGCTCGGACATGCGGCCCTTGGAAATGACCGCGTGGCGAAGCTGGTTGATCTTGAAGCTGTCGGTCTGGGTGACCAGCGCCTCTTCGTTGCCGTGGAGCGTGTCGTCACCAGTGGTGCCGCGCCCGGTCAGCTGAGCGCGAAGGCCCATGATGATCGTGTCGCCGGCCTTGGTGGAGAAGTCGTCCTTGCGCACCAGCAGCGAGTTGTTGCTGTTGCCCATGAAGCTCCAGACGTAGGTCTGCTGGATGGCTTCGGCGTAAAGCTCGCGCTCCCAGATGGTCGGGGAGAGCGCGTGTCCCGTGGGATATTCGGTGTAGGCCATGATCGGCTCCCGTGGATGGGTTGAGTTCGATCAGCCGCTTCGCTTGGCTGAGGCGAACTCCCATCCGGCGGGAGTGTCCGAGGGCGCGTGAGGTGCGCCGGGCCTGCTCTCTTGCGCTTGGAGCTTGCGGGGCGAGCGCACGGATGCGTTCGCGAGATGAACGCTAGCTTGTTTCGGCCGCCGTTGCAAGTTCCTCGGGGCGGATTAGAAACTGGAAGTATATGTCAGCGCGACGGACGACCTCCTCAGGGGGTTCGCCCAAGTTCGCTGCGAGGCCAAGTGCTTCCCACTTAAGGTCGAAAAGGCGCAGAATGTCCTCTGCCTTCTTCTGGAGCGCCTCCAGCTGAGCGATCTTCGCGTCCTTATCCATCACGCTGCACCCTGCGCACGAGCAATAGCCCGGCGTCCTTCAGGGGTGGCACGAAAGGCCATGTAGTCCTCTTCGGGCAGCGCAGCGATCTGAGCAGCTGTCATCCCGCCAGTTGCAGCCGCACCGCCGCCGGTGCCGAACGAACGGCCGCCTGCGTTGGCTTGGGGCCGCGCCTGAGACTGTTGCAGCATCATCCCGCCACCCGAGTACCCGCGAGCCTTCGCCATCGCGTAGATGGCCTCTGAGGGCGAGCGGTTGTGCTGAGCGCACTGGATCAGCAGCGTGGAGGCCTCCTGCTGCAACACGCCAGCGATCTGCTCATCGGGAAGGCCCAGCGCTTGCATCTCGCCGATACGCGAGCCGATGTAGTGCTGCACAGCGTTGGGGAAGTCAGGCGTCTTCTCCGTGAACCGCGCTTCGTCCTGGTCGGCGAAGGCGCGAACCTGTTGCATGGCGGCGGCGTCCCGCTCTTGCTCCTGGCGGGCGGTGAGCTGCTGACCGATGCCTTCGACCTTCTCCGTCAGCTTCGCGATCGGGTCTGGCTTCTCATCTTCCGGCGTCTCGCCGCGCGCGAGCGATGCCATGTCATCCAGTCGCTTCTGGAGCGCGTCGTACTTGGCCTTCACATCGGCGGCCTCGCGCCGTGCTTCGTCGCGCTCCTGCGCTTCACGACGGCGCGCAGCGGCTTCGTCGGGCTTGCCGCGCGGCTGCGGCTGCTGCTGCTCGGCGTCGGTCTTGGCGAAGCGACCGGCTTCGTCGCGGGCGCGGTCCTGCTGCTGCTGTTCGGTTTCCTGCTGGGGCGGTGGAGCTTCATCCACCTTGTCCATCGGAAGTGCTAGATCATCGGCCATTGGTGTTCTCCTGGTTCAGAGCTTGGATTTTTCTTGGGTGGGCTGCGTCCGAATACGGCTTGCCGCAGCTCCCGTTCGATGATCTCGCGCGGCGTCGTCTCGGCCAGCACATGCTGAAACTCAGGTGGGCCGCTGCGGATCAGCGGGTCGCACAAGTCCACTGTCTTGCGCATCGCGATTACACCCGGAACGCGATCGGGATCGCCCCGCCACAGCGTCATCAGCGACAGCGCGATCAGGCGCATGTCGGAGACGTGCTGGATGTCGGAGCGCGTGAAGGTCATTCTTCGACCAGCGCTGCTGTCGCGTTGTAGACGTCGAGGGTTCCGCTCGGGGATGCACCGCCAAACGCTGCCGTCAGACTAATGCCATAATCGAGCGAGCCGGCCGGGACGGGGATGGGGTAAGTCGTCCGCAGCAGCAACGTTTCAGTTCGCGCCCCGTGCAGCTCCGCATCATTGCTGTTCTGACTGATCCGCGTCGGTGAGTTGTGGCCGTTCGCACTGACGTAGAGCGCCGTCAGCCCGACCATAGCCGTCAAGTCCACGGACATTTCGAGTTCCATGAAGCGGCCCGCCACGCCGCCATCCGCCGCACTGATCCCGTTGCGGAAGGTCACCTGCAGGAGATTGCCGTCGCCCGAGCCGCTCATCGTGAAGCGCTGCTTGCGGATGCCCTTGGCGTCGGTGATGATCGAGGTTGCGGCCGTCAGCCCGCCGGTGTCGGTTACCTCCAATCGCGAGGTTGCGCCGGTGCCGGCTGTCGTCCCGTCAAAGCCGCCACCCGGGCCGATGCCCGAAGTCCCGAGCATCGCACCGAGATCGCCGAGCATGTTCGTGTAAGGACGGTTGACCGGATCATAGGCGCCAAGCGGCGCAAGCCGGCGCGGACTGCGCAGCGGCAAGCCGATATTCTGGAAAATAGCCGCGAGCGATGGGGCCATTTCCCGTCCACCGAGCGCGCTCCAGTGCGTGTTGTCACTGGTCAGCCACCTGTTCGTCGGGGTCGCAAAGAGCCGCGGGTTGCTCGAGTCATTGCCCCCACCGAGGACCGAATACACATCCCAGAAGTGGACGTACGGGGTTGCCCGGCAGTAGTCCCGGATCAGGATGTTCAGCAACTCGCGCTTGATCGTCCCGCCAGCTCCCGCCGCACCTCCGCTTGGGCCGATTCCGCCGACAATGACATGCAGCGCTCCCTGCGCGAACAAGTCGTCAATCGCCGCGGTTAGGCGGCCGAGAATTGTCGCAGCGCTGTCAGCCAGCTCGCAGTCGTTCCACCCCGCCATCACGATGCAGATGTCTGCCGGTCGGTTCGGGAACCAGTTGGTCACCTGCGACTGCAGGCCCTCTTGTCCGGGCGTGTCCTCATCGATTGTGGTGGCACCGACCGCGAAGCTCTGCCCGCCCTCGGCAGGCTCCTCAGGGTCGTATGTGCGATAGTCGTAGATGATGTCTGCAGGGTAGTAGCGCTGGAGCGCATAGCCGATCGCCTCGCCGACATAGAGATAGGTGCCGTGACTCTCGCCAAGGGTCGCCAGCGTGAGCTTCGAACGACCTACCGCTCCTGCAAGCCGCTTGCCCCACTTGCTTTCCGTGAAGAAGGTGTTCGCCACTATGCGGCCTCCAGGTAGTTGCCGTCGTCGTCGGTCAAATAGTTGCCGTCGTCATCGAGCAGGATGTTGTCGAGGGTTGGCGTGACGGCTCCCGCGATCCCAGGCAGATAGACCTCACGGCCATCAGCATCGGTGGTGATCATGCCGCCGGGGCCGGTGGGGAGGTTCAGCCGGTAAATCTCAGCCCCATCCGCATTGACGCCGATGCCAACGCCTACCGGCAGATCGAGCGTGTACACCTCGGTCCCGTTGGCGTTGGTGGTAATGCCGCTCATTGGCCTAGCGCCTGCGCAAAGGGCGCTTCTCGTCGTGCGATCAGCTCGCCCTCGACCTTCATCCGCTCAGTTTCTGCGCTGAAGGCGTCGATCCGCAGCTTCTCGGCCTCGAGCGTCTTGTCCATCTTGACGCCCTCCAGCTCGCTCTGCGTCTGCTGGAGTATCTGAGCGCCCTGCTGAAGCTGCTGGGTGAGCTGCTGGACTTGGGCATTGCCTTCGCCGCCGCCGTTGATCGACTGCGCCATCTCGTCCGCGAGAGTGGAGGGAAGGCCGATGTTCTTCAGCACCACCGCCTGCATCTCAGGGGTGAACTGCATCCCTTGGCTGGCCAGCATTTGGAGCTTGGCGATCACTTCCTGCTGCTGGTTCGGGCTGCTCGGGGCTTCGTCCACGATCACGTCGTACTTGACGGTTGGGTCGTTGAGCGCCTGCGCCACAAGCGCGAACTGCACGAACATCTCACGTTCCTGTTGTTCGGCCGCCTGCTGCTGAGCTTGAAGCACGGCCTGCTGGATAGCTTCAGGTGGCGTCCCAGGAGGGGCTGAAGCGCGAACCAGCGGCTCGATTTGCGCCGGGTCGGTCATATCCACCGTGATCCGCACAAGCATGTCGGGCGGCAGCGTCTTCATGAGGGCGAGCAAGGTCTTGCCCTGCTCCTTGTGGTAGCGGCGCTTGCTGTCGAACAGGCTGGCGAGGATGGTCACTGCCGACTGGCGGCGCTGCAATTCCAAGCTAGCAGGCTGATCGCGATCGGCGGCGCCCAGCAGCTCCACATTCACACCAGAGACGGAGCGAATGTTGGTCACCGCGAAGTCCATGAGCTGGATCGCGCCGGCGGGCAGGGGAGGGGCCACGCGAGGCTGGATGCGTCCGCTTGCCAGCGCACCTTCCGCGACCTCGATGTTCTTCTGCGGGTTGGACCAGTCCTTCTCAGCGGCCCGTTGGTCGGTGAAGGCTCCGCGCTCGTAGAGAAGCCCACCTTTCGCGTTCGTCGCCAGGATATGGGTCAACGTCGCGAGGAACTTATTGATCATCTTCTGCGGGTCTTTCAACGCCCGCACGATGCCGTACCAGGTGTTCTTGCGCTGATCGCGCTTGCCGGTCAGGAAGTTGTAGGCCCAGCTGTCGAGCTCGTTGACCTCCAGCACACCGCTGTTGCCGAGGAACGCCTGCTTGTAGACCTTCTGGCCGCCCTCCCAATCGTACCACTCGATCTCGACCAGACAGACCTTCTTCGGCCGGTTGTTCGGGATGCCGACACCCTCGCGCTGGTGATCGGGGTAGTCTAGCTTCTCGGTGTTGTCCTTGTCGCTCGTCTTGGTCCCGAGCAACGCCCACTTTGCGTTCAGCGCAACAGGCTCGACCCCGGGGAACATGCCCTCGGCTTCGTCGGTGTCCATCCACACGACGCGCCCGCCATATCTGCGGTCCACGAGGTTGGGCTTCTTCGCGGACTTGTCGTAGAAGCACTCGGTGGGGTCTCGGCGATCGACGGTGATCGTCTCGGGATCGGCCTTTCGCGTCTCGGTGACGCCAATGCCGGTGATCGTGGCATCGCGGAAAGCGTCGGATTCCTCGTCCTCGCTCTGCGCCTGATCACGGACCCACATCGCGACTGAGGACAGCAGGTCGTTGACCTTCACGTCGCCTTGCGTGCGAGGGAGGTACTTCACGTCGAGCCGGTTGTTGACCTCAAGCCCGCACACCGCGTCCACGTTGATCGCCACCAGGTTGAACACCGGCGCCACTCGCTGGTCGCTCTCGAATGCCGCCCGTTCTTCAGGCGTCCACTGCTCGCCGCTGTAGAAGGCGTAAGACTCTTCGGCTTCCTTGCGCCATTCGGCGAGGTGCTCGATGCCAGCCTGTGTCCAGCCCTTGAGGCGGGTGAACAGCGCGCCGTCCTCATCCGGGCCGGTCGGCTTGTTCTCGTCCGGTGCCGCTTCAACGGGGATGATGGGGAGGCTGGCCATCACTGCCACCACCCCGCGAGCGCCTGATCAAGCATCGCCTCAGGCGCGCCGGCAGCGTCGTTCCATTCGCGGTTCAGGCGGATGTCGTAGACGACCTCGACCCGCTTCTTGGCGGCCAGCGAGTAGCGAACCTGTGTGCCGATGGTCTCCGCGCGGAACACGGGCGTGCAGCCGTGATCGACGCATAGCTGGCGCAGATCGGCCCACGGGTTAGTTGCGGGCTCTTGGGGAGGTTCGGTAGCCATTATGCCGCCCACGCGCTTGCTTGAGGTTGTGACCGCATCCGTGCGCGCTCGTATCGGTCACGCTCACGCTCGATCAGAACCGGGGTGACGGCGAACGTGCCGATGAAGGCGTCAGCCAAGTCAGGGGACCGGCCAAGGCGTTCCTTGGTCTCGTGCTTCGGCTCGATCTTGATCAGGCCGTTGCTGGTGTAGCCATACAGAACGTCGCTCAGCTCAGCGGCGAGCGCGTCGTCCTGCATGGACACGTCCAGCCCTTCGAACCACTTGCGCGCATTCCACCACAGCTCATCGCGACGCTTGGCGAACTTGCCATCGATCGCCGGGCTCTCGGACACGTTCAGCGCCACCACGGGCAGACCATGCTCACGCAGCCGATCCACGACGCCCGAGCCAATACCGATCACGTCCACCACGATATGGCTCGGCAGCTCGTCGCGAGGCGTGTCTTCGTACATCGCCTTGATGCGACCGGCGGTCTGCATGGTGTCGAGCCCGCGCCAGGCGATCACAGGCTCCATCAGCGCACGCCCGCGGCGCTTGGCCACCGTGGTCCGGTCATCGCCGAAGCGTGCCACGTCCACACTCCAGATCGGCTTGACGCGGGCGATGGCGTCGATGCCGACTTCCCGCGACTTCGCGCTCTCTAGCAGGTGCAGCGGAATGAGCGTGTCGGCATCGACTTCGGGGAACTCGCCCAGAACGTTGACGCGAACGTGATCCGAGGCGAGGCCCCAGTCCTCGATCATGTCCTCGATCTGCTTCTGGTTTGCCGCCTTGGCTTTACGTGTATCGACCGTTCCCAGAAGCCAGCGGTGCCGGAAGCGGGTGAATATCTCGTAGAACCGCCCGCGCTTGCGGATCGGGTTGGCGAACACGAACACGAAGCTGTCGGGATCCGTCATGGTCGCGTCAACCACGTCGTAGATGCTGTCCGCGATACCCGACCCCTCATCCAGGATCGCGCATTGGCCGCGCCCGTTGTTATGCAGGCCGCCGAACGCATCGGGCTTATGCTCCGACCACTTCATCGCGTCCACACCCCAGGTGGACTTCGCTTCGACGTGGAAGAACCGGGTTGCTGTCCACTGGAACCAATGCTTGTTGATCGCGCGCTGGTGCCACAGGCTCAGTTCGCGCCAGAGCTTGGTATCGAGCTGATCGCCGGTGTTAGCCGTAGCGATGCCGGCGAAGTGCGGCCGGGTGCTCATGAAGAACAGTATCAGCCACGCTTCGACTGCGGTCTTGCCAGGGCCACGGCCGGTCTTGGCGGCCATGCGGATCACGTCGCCTTCTTCGCGATTACGGATCGCTTCACCGAGCTCAGTCAGGAACTCGCGCTGCCATTCGTCAGGGCCATCCCAACCGGACAGGTCACCATTGCCCCAGTCGAAGGCGTAGAGCACGAACCCAAGCGGATTTGCGTAGAAACCCGCCATGTCTTCGGCGAGCATCTGGTCCACCTCAGCGAGCATCGTCTGCCTCGGTGCGCTGGCGGGCGGCGAAGATGGCTTGCGCGAGGGTGTCGCTCGCGGAGTGTTCGATCTCCTGCTTGTCGCGCCAGTCGTTCTTGCGACGGTTCTTCAGCCAGAAGATGGCTGCCGTTGTGTCCGGCGCGATCTTGGCTCGAAACGGCGCGTAGACCGGCGCCTCCGCATTGGCGGGCATGAAGATTTTGACCTCTTCCTGCTCGTAGCCAATGGCTCGCTGATAGAGGCTGCGCTCGACGCGCTCGTCCGCAACTTCCTTGCCTGTCTTTAGGGACTGACAAAACTCGTCGTGGTCATGCTTCCAGCGGTAGAGGGTGCGAACCTCAACCTCAAAGAAGTCCGCCATCTCCTGGTCGGTTGCGCCAAGCTCCGCGAGCTTCAGCGCTTGGCGCGCGAAGTCTGGATCGTACTTGGTGGGACGGCCGCCTGCCATGCGGCCATTCAGTTATAGGTTCCGCGCGCCCTCCGGCAGTATGCAAAAATTAGCCGTGCGCTTCATCTTCCTGAGATCGCGCAGCACCCGTTTCGCATCTTCCCGCTGATAGAAGCCGCATTGACGAACGAGCTGTCCGAGCGTGATCCTCTTCCCGCTGGCGGCACTCTCCGCAAGGCAATCCAGCACCTGCTGCCGGCGATGCGTCATGACGAGCTTGGGTCTGCCTCTAGCCACGATGTACCCTCCGCTTGTCTTTGTGCTTCGGCTTCACCGTGATCACGCTGTGCCGAATGAGGATGACCTTGTGTCCGCTGGGGAGGATGACCGACGATGCTCCGATGGACGCCGCTCGCTCGATCGACGGGCTGCTCAGCCGGCGAATGGCCTCGGCCTCGCAGACAGCCTCAACTCGGCGTTGATAGCGCTCCACCGCGTGCTGTGTGATGTGGAGGGCCATCAGGCTATCCTGTTGTTGGGGAGGGTCATGGTGCCTCCCTGCGGCGGAAGGTGCCGTCGCCGTTCGAGATGATCACACCGCGGTCCAGGTGGGACGACAGCGCAAGCCCACGTTCGGACACGATCCGGTCGAACTCCTCGTCGCTCAGCAGCGGAGGGGCGGGTAGCTTCGGCAGGTCGATCGGCGCGGACAGCTCGGCCATGCGACGACGGTGAGCCATGCGCTCCTCGGCAGCTGCGATGACTGCCGGCACGATCTGCGCGTGGTGGGTGCAGGTCCGCCGAGCTTCGGCAGTCGCGTAGTCAAGGACATCCGCCGGGTAATGGTTCACTTCGCCCAGTGCGACGCTCAGCCAGTCCACCGCCTCGCCGTCACCCATACCCACCGGCCGCACGAGGGCTAGGCAGGAGGTCAACAAGGCTGTCGCCAGCGCTTCGTTGGCGTCGTTCCGCGAGCTGCATCCCGAGGTCGCGCGCCGGAGTGTTGCCGTTCCTGAATTGTCCATTTGCCCGGTCCTTCACCCAATCCGCTTTGAAGCTCTCCCAACCCCTAGTCGTCGCCTCTTCCAAGGCAGCTTCCAGCGACCAGCCTGCCTTTGCGGCCTCTCGCTTGATCCCTCGCAGGGCGGTGTCGGTGATGGATTTCTTGCGCTGCCGCTTGAAGTCGCGCCAAACAACCTCACTGACATCATCCGGTTTGGCGAGTTGCCCGCGCGCACTAGGTTTAGCGTTAGCTAAACCGTTATGGGGGGTTCCGGAGGGTTTGGGTCTAGCTGCTTGACCGGTCAGCTTATGAGGCTTTACCGGTCTAGCTGCTTGACCGGTTACGCTATTTGACTGGTGTGATGCTACAAGCGGAAGTGCTTGCAATGCCGAGACATTAATCTGGTATTCCACTGTGTACCCGTTGGCGCACTTGCGTTGCCCAGCTTCGGAAAGCAGCCCATCAGCAACCAGCGCCTTGATCGTGGTGATGACCGTCTGCTTGGTGGTCCCAAGCTCCTCTGCCATGCGCTGCTTAGATGCCCAGATACCTGTGCCGTCATCGCTCGCTTTGTCGGCAAGCAGCACCATGACCGCATTGCGGGCCATGCTGCCTAGCTGCCGCTTATAGGCTTCCGAGATGAGGTGGTTACTCACCGGGCGTTGCGCCCAGCGCCAAGCGCTTTCAGTCTTGCCGACTGCTCAGCCGATGTCTTGGAGCGATGGCATGGCCCGCACAGCAGGCGCAGGTTGTCCATCTCATTGTCGCCGCCAAGGTGCAGCGGAATGACGTGCTCCAACTCCAGGCTCGTGCGAAAATAGACCCAGCTAAAGCGATGGCCGTCTTCGGTTTGGTTCTGCCCGGCAGCTACACAAAGCTTCCTGTTTGGCTCGCCGCATCGCGCGCACACGGCCCCGTCACGCTGAGCGATGCGCTTGAACATCCTCTTGCGCCAAGCGCTTGAAGGCCGAGTCACCGGGCTCACGCAGCAGCCCGCCTCTCGTCAGCACGGCGTGCCAGCTCAGCAATCAGTGCAGTTGAAGGGAATGATGCCAGGACGCTTGTGTCAGGGATGATTTCGATCGCTCGGGCGCACCCGAACTCGCGCCGGATGCGGCCCCGCTCCTCGAGTTTGACCAGCAAGCGATGCACGGCACCTCGGCCGCGAAGACCCAACTCCTGCTGCATCTCATCGAAACTGGGCGACACGCCGTTGTTCTCAGCCTGATACCGCTCGATGAAGGCGAGCAGATTGGCTTGGGCGTGGGTGAGGGACATAGCCATCAGGCAGCCTTCCTCGACTTGCGCGCCTTGCGCTTGCGGGGCGGATACTCGGTGATGACGACACCGGGGTGGACCGCTTCGACCAGCTTCTTCTTGAGCCGGTAGACGGGCGTCAGGACCCCTTTGACATCCTCTACGATGCGGCAGTCAGCGACGAAGTACGCGAAGTCTCCGCGATAGGTGCAGACGTGCTTGCCATCGATCGCGATCGGGAACTCGGGCTGCATCTCGAGGCGGCTGATATTGCCGGTCTCCTGGAGCGCGTGCAGAGTGTTGCAGCGCTGGGCCTCTGCCTTGCTGTCGTGGATGTGAGCCTGACCACACTCGGTGCGCTTGGCGCCGTACTTGCGGAACCGCGGCGTCTCCGCGGCTTCGGCTTCCAGATCGGCTATGAAGGGAGGGGTCATGCAGACCTCCGCATGTGCTTGCAGCCGAGGTCCTGACGGGTGCCGCAGTAAGGGCAGGGGTCGCGGGCAGGCGGGCGATCGAACGTATGTGCTTGAAACACGCCAGACCCGCCCGCGCAGAAGCCAGAGTCCAGCCCCGTGCGTGTGCGCCAGATGAGCCGCTGCCGGCTTCCGGTGGGTTGACGCAGGCGGGCGAGCTTGATGGCCTCGAACAACTCGGAGGACCCGCGCTCCATGTCCTCTTCGTGCGTAACTTCGGCAGGCCTACTTGGCTGACCGGGCGCACCGATCTTCTCGGCGGGCTTGGGTTTGGTGGCCTTCCGCCAAGTGCGGGCGTAGTCACTGACCGCCCGCTCGATGAAGTCAGGGTCGGTAACCAGCTGCGCGATCTGCGCGCGGAATTGGGCGGGGCTCAGGTCCATCACCAACCGCCCCCGGCCAGCAGCCCCGCCAGGAAGCCGAACATCGCCCCACCAAGAGCATAGAGGGCCAGTGCAATGCCAATGAGTGCGCCAGAGGGCTTGTCGTCCTCTTGCTGGCGGTTCCGTGAGGCAGCTTCGATCTGCGCCCACTCGGCATCGGAGAACTCTTGGGGATAGGGATTTGCGGGCCGGGTCATGCTGCCGGCCTCAGCTTACCGAGGACCGCATCAATGGCATCGCGAGCGTTCTCGAGAGTTTGGCGGTTCTGCCGCACTTCCTCAGCGGTGAAGTCGCCATCCTGGAGGGCTACGGAGAAGGCCAGGGCAGCCTCCAGAAGCGAGGTGTGGCACTGGCGGTCATCGACCTTGCCGGGCCTGCTATCGACGCACAGGCGGTCGAAGTAGCCGGTGAACCTGCCGTTCCATTCGCGTTTGCCGCGGCCGAGTGTGGCAGCGCCCATCTGCGCCATACCGTTCGCGTACTTGGCCGCCTGATCGTCACTGACGCCGAGCACCTTGCCGATGTCGGTCCAAGTGAGGCCGTCCTGAGCTTTGATCTCGTGAAGGGCGCGTCCGAGAGCTTCGAGCGCGTTCAAGTCGGAATAGACGGGGCGTTTCCCCGCGATTGTCGGCGAGGTCACAGACTATCTCCGCTGGCGTGAACAGGGGCACCGAACTTCAGCAGCGCACGGGCTGGGTCAGCATCGGGGATGCGGTTAGAGGCGTGCTGGAGCGGTCTGAGCTCGCACTGGCTGCCGAAGCAGGGCTCATCGACAGCCAAGCCGCAGTCGAGACATTCGAAGCGGGGGAGGGGAGCCATCTAGGCGGCTTCCCTGTGCTGGCTCAGGAGGAAGTCGCCCCACTGCTCGGCCATGGCGGCAGCGATGCCGGGGTAGGTGCGCGAGCGTTCCTTCCAGCGGTTCGGCCCGGGGGGCATCTTGTGGATGCGGTCGGACCGGCCGTCAACGACGTTGGTCGGCGCCAGCTTGGGCAGGTTCTTGAGCCAGAGACAGGTTGCCTTCGTTTCCCCATGCCCGAACTGCCAGGGCTGGATGATCTGGTCGGGCTTGCGGATGCGCGAGCTGATGATGCTGACCGGGTTCTCAAGCGCGATGTGCGGAATGGGCGCGTCCAGAAGGCGCTGCACGAACTCCAGCGCGCGGGCCTGTCGTCCGTCTGCTACCTTGGCAGCGAAGTGCCGAGCTCCGCTGACAGCGAGGTCGGTGCACGGCGGATGGGCGATAAGCAGGTCCCACCCGTAGTAATAGCCACCCGCCTTGACGTACTCCTCGAACCCGAACTTGATGTGCCAGCGAGGATCACCCTCAGTCGGAAGGAGGTCCAAGGACCACGCATCGAAGCCGCGAGCACGGAAGGCGTCGCGCACGGTGGCACTGTATTCGCAGGCGACCAGGACCCTCACGCCGCACCCCCTGTCGGGCACATGCCGTCATCGTTGGCCGGCGAGGGCTTGACGCCGCCAGGAAAGGAACGTCCCTCAACAACATACGTTGTATCCGAGCCACTCTCAGACTGGTGCAAACCAGCCAGCGGGAGAGTGTTGCAATGCCCAACGACGGCACCGTCATCGAGATCACCGAACCAATCGAAGTTGCCATCGTGGGCGACCGCGTTCAGTTCACCTGCGTCAGTGGACAGAAGCGACACACCTACTCGGCGAGCTTCCACAAGTGCCGCAACGGGTGTCACATCGCGCTGGCCCTGCTTGACCAGGCAGAAGGCGCCGGCCGGAAACGGTTGGCTAACCTGCGGCCACCGAAGCCGGGGAGTGAACAGTCCGCTCACGATTAGGCCGCCTGCGCCATCGCAAGGTCTTCCAGTGTGACCTTACCCCCGGTTGCGGCCACGATCCGCTGGGCCAGCTCAAGAGAGAGCTTCTGCTCGCCCCGCCGAATGCGTGTTACAGACGCCGAACTCTTGCCGATGCGATCAGCGAACGCTGCCGCGGTCACCGGGCTGCCGCGAAGATACTCGTCTAGGGTCATGGGCCAGCAATTTACACTAGCCGTAAAATGATGCAAGCACCGATTTTGCGCCTCCCCGCATGGAGAGATTACGCGGGATGTAGAATGCCCGCGGGCATGGCTGACCCGTTTTTCAAAGAGTGGCGGAGATATCGTCAGATGACGCTGGAGAAGGTGGCCGAGCGGCTCGCCTTCATGGATGATCCGGGAGTCCCCACGACCGCCGCGAGCCTCTCGCGCCTGGAGAACGGAAAGCAGTCCTACACCCAGCGTAGCCTTGAGGCGCTAGCCACCGTCTACGAGTGCGAGCCACACGAACTCATCGGCGTTGATCCGTTCAAGCGCGATGAGCTCGACAACTTTTTTGCTTCCATGCGCGGCAAAAGCGAAATCGAGCGTGCGCGCACCGCCCGTTTCCTGAAGGCGCTCGGCGCGGCTGAAGAGGGTGAAGAGCGTAATGCAAGCGGCGGGTAATTTGCGGCAGACGTAATTTCCTGTTGACCGAGATTTACAGCTAGCGTAAAGCTGATCTCACAGCACCACTGCGGTGCAGGAGATCGAAGATGGCAAGTGCCGCTCCCGAACCTGAGCCGAAGCCTTCTCTGCACGAGATCGCTGCCATGCCGTTTCCGGCCTCAACTGAGGCCATGCGGAAGTATTACAATCCCGAGTGGGGCCGCCCCATTCCCGAGGGGCTCGACAAGAAGCGCTCGTTCAAGGTTCGGGTGAATTACACCTACCGCGTCGCTGACGATGAGACCGTCACGGTCGAGGCGTGGACGGAAGAAGAGGCTGAAGAACTCGCTGCCGAGGAAGTCGAGCGCAAGGTCGATATGCCTTGGAACGCAGACTTCGAGGTTAGTGACTGCGCAGCCGAACAGGTGTCGGCATGACCGAGCACCGCGTCATCACCCCCGATTTCAGCAAGTGGGCTTCGTGGCCCGAGCGCCTCGCTGAGTTTCGCACCACTGACTGGCTCGACGCCTGTCTCGTCAGCATCCGTGATGAAGCGGGAAGGGCGGAGGACCTCGAGACCTACTGGGCTGCGCAATACGCCATCGACAATGGCGGCGACCTCGCTGAGCTGGATGCGGTATTTGACGCTTACGCTGAGGAAGAGCGGCGTCAGTCGATCGCCTATCGCTACGAGACCCGCACTGGCCGCGAATGGCCCGGCGACTGCTACTTTGACCTGCTGAACAAGGGTCTTCGTGGGTTTGCGAGGGAGGCTCGGTGATGGGCGCTCCGCAACTGCCTTGGGCTCGCGAGACCTACGAAGGTGCCGGAGGCTGGGCTGATGGCCGACTTGGCCAAGCCTACGATCTGATCGACGCGGTGATGCGCGACCAGCACTCCGAACACGACAGCCGCATGATGCTTAATGCTCTGCTCGGCAGCGTCGAGGCGGCGGACATTGAGATTGGAACCTTCGCATGACCATCACCCGCACAGTCGAGCTGGATGACCTCACGCCGCAGGAGTTGGCCGACACCTTCGCTAACTGGACCGGCGACAAGCAGGCTGAGTTCTTCAGCGCAATCGGCCGCATAGCAAAGGGTTGGCCCGGCGCAGGCATGTGCATGCAGGCGCTACACATCGCCGAGCATCTGGACGCCGAGGGCCGCTATGTGATCGAGCGCATTGCCGACCACGCGGACCTTATCCCGCAGGTGGCATCATGAACCCGCGCACCCTCAACCTCCTCAACCAGATAGACCCCTTCCTTCAGCGCACACGGATGGCTGAGAGCAGGTTCGGTCGGTCTGCCGTCAACGATCCTCGGTTCGTGCCGATGCTGAGGGATGGTCGCAAGCCTGGTGAGCGCACTTCGCGCCGGGTGAGGCAGTTCATTCAGGAGTATGGCAAGTGAGCGGGGCGGTCGGCTTTCTGTGCCTGCTGATGGGGCAGATGCAGTGGGAGCGCTCTGAGCGGTTCTACGCCGTGCTTTGCTACGTTCTCGCGGCGATAGCTTACCTCGACATGGTTGTGGGCTGGTTCGCATGACCCGCTACACCCCGCACACCGAACGCCACGGCTCTGTGCCTCAGGATGACTGGGACCAGCGGGTTGCGGCCTGCCTGCAAGCCATCCGCGATCTCGATGCTCGGGAAGCCCAACTCCACCGAGACATGATCTCAGATGTCCGGGTCCAGTTGGATGCCATTGGGGAGGGATTGTCGTGAGTGAGTTTTCGGAACAGGCGAAGCTCAAGGCGTGTGAGCTGGCGAATGCCCAAGAGCCAACCTCCAACTGGCAGCTCGATCAGCTTGATGGCTCACGGTTCGTGCCCGCCTCGATGCTCGCCCTAATCGCCCTCTGCCAGCAGGTAAGCGATGCGGCGAAGGCATCCACAGAAGCGCTGGTAAGCGTGCCGCACTGGCATGGCCAGATTGCACCCCGGCTTGTCCCCTTCATCCTACCCGATCCGGTGGACCCCTTGGAGGAAGCCGTTCGCGTTGCCGTGGAAGCAACGGCAGCTCGCCGAATCATTCCGAACGATTTCCTCGGCCACGAGCGAAAGAAGATGGCGCCGACTTATGAACAAGACGGGCCGAAGTTCTTAAACACCTTTCGCGCCGAACTCGCCAAGCGCGGCCTCAAGATCGTGGAGGACCGGTCATGACCATCCTCTCCAAGATCACTGAGTGCTGTCTGGTTATGGGGACTGAGGAGGTGGTGAGGGAGGTGGCGGGGTTTGCTGCCGCTGCCTTCACATGGGCGATCATCGCCTTCGGCGCTGCCGCGCTTTCGCCTTCGGTCGAGCCTGCAAGCAGTCTCGCTGGCTTCGCCACTTCAATCGCTATCGCAGGAGAACGCTGATGCCTATTCCGGCAGTCTACGAGCGCATGTTCGACGGCAATGTCCGCATTGAGGCGGCATGGCCATTCCCCGTTTCCGAGCCCTCCGAAGAGCTGGCTGAGGCCTTCGAATATCACGACGATCGTATGCCGGCCGCGATCGCCGCCCTCTACGAGAAGTGGCGCGAAGAAGAGCGGGATGAGCTGTTCGCCGGGCGCGGTTGGACGTTCACCGAAGCCTTCAACGAACTTTGCGGAGAGGCCTGTCGTAAGGGCGTTTCAGGCTGGCTCGGGATCGCTGCCACGCCCGTGTTCAAGCCGCACAGCGATCGCAACGGAGCTTCGTTCTCCTGGGGCTACTACAAGACGCAACTGCTGTTCGCCGAAACCGGACAGCAACTGCTGGAGCGGTCTGTCGAGTGGGCTGAGGCCGAATACGCCAAGGATATGGCGAAGGCGGCGGTATGACCAAGTTCTCGCGCCTTCGCTGCATCGGCTGCAACCAGCCCCTTAACTGGGGTGATGATCGTTGGGTGTCGGACGACAACGGGGAGACCGGATGCCCCGCTTGCTTCACTGAAGATGGAAGCGGCGAGTGCTGGAACCGGCATCTAATCGCGCAAGGGATGGAAGCCCGTCAGGGCGGAGACGCTGAAGGCGGCTCCGTTCACGACAGCCCGGCCCCGGAAGGGGTGCGCCCGTGAAGGCCGCCCACGTCTGGAACTACCGCCCCGGACACGGCCAGTGGAGCAATCCCACGCCGCGCACCCGTCCACCTGTTTCCGCCGCAGCCTCGCCTGCACCATCACAGCGCGTCAGGAGCGAGGAAGCCGGACGCGCAGGGAAGGGAGAGAGGCGTTGACCGTTCAAGAACGCATCGAACCCGCGATCAAGCCGTTCGACAGCTTCGGCGCATACCAGCGGGAGCGCGCTCACTGCCGCAACCTGGAGCGCACGCTGAGCAAGGCGCTCGCGCTGCTCCAGATGGAATGCAGTCGCCGGGAGGGCCGGGGCGAAGATGTCGCGCACATTCGCGCCTTCATCAAGGAAGCGGCCGATGTCTGAGCCCGGCTTTGGCCACAACTCAGGTCCGTTCGAGACGTTCGGTATGGCGCTGGACGATGCCTACAGCACAGCGAAGGATTTCCTCGATGGCACGCCCATTGAGACGCAAGGCCAAGCCGATCAGGTTGGGCGCATCCTAAGCGAGGTTCGGAAGCTCAAGAAGGATGCGGATGCGGCCCGCAGGAAGGAAAAGCGCCCGCATCACCTCGCAAGTCTCGCGGTGGATGCCAAGTGGAAGCCGCTTGATGAGCGCTGCGACGCTATACTGGCTGCGGCGCAAGGTCCGCTCACGGCATATCTAACCGCCCTTGCAGAACGGCAGCGTGCAGCTGAGACAAAGGCCCGCGAGGAAGCGAATGTGAAGGCGCGGGAGGCTGTGGAGGCCGCCCGTGCACTGGCGATCAGTACGGGCGGTATGGAAGCGCTCGCGCGCGTTCAGCAGCTAGAGCGCGAGGCCGACAGGGCCGCAAAGATTGCTCAGAACGCCGGCAAACAGAAGGCGCACGTGGCTGGCATGGATCGGGCGATCAGCCTGCGCACCTACAAGGTCGCCACCGTCACCAATCGCCGGATGCTGCTCAACTGGGTGGCCGGCAACGATCCTGCCGCGCTCGGCGATTGGCTGACGGCATATGCGCAAAAGGCATTGCCGGCCGAACTCCCAGGCGTGGAAATTAGAATTGAAAAGAGAGCCGCATAATGCTCGAGAAGCTATCCGCGCCATTCCCTCCGCAAGCCATCCACTGGCGAGCGCAGACGCTAACCCGCGACAAGACCAAGGCTCTTGCGCTGGCCTATCTCGACGCTCGCGATGTCATGGATCGCCTCGATGCAGCAGTCGGTCCTGCCAACTGGACAGACTACTATGACGAAAGCGCGAGCGGGCGCGTGCTGTGCAAGCTGTCCATCCAAATCGACGGGCAGTGGATCACAAAAAGCGATGGGGCCGGCAACACAGCAGTCGAAGGCGAGAAAGGCGGCATTTCCGACGCCTTCAAGCGTGCCGCAGTCAAGTGGGGCATCGGCCGCTATCTCTATGACCTGGGCAACGTGTGGGCCCCTTGCGAGCTCTACAACGACAAGTGGAGCGCCTGGAAGCCTGAGGCGCAGGACATCTTCGCGAAGGCTCTAGCTGGCGTCGGACGGCCCACCGGTCCGATCAACGACAAGACCCGCGATTGGCTCATTGCACAGCTTCAGAGCGTGAACGCCGAGCCCGGCGCACTGCTGCGTCACCTGGCGCCCAAAGACTTGCGCGAGGTCACCTACGAACAACTCTCCGAAGCTCAGCGCTTCATCAATTCCAACAAGAAGGCAGCCTGACAATGGCCAACAAGCGCTACGACATCATGAGCCCGCGCAAGGGCAAGGATAAGACGTTCTGGACCCGCATCGGCACCGCGTGGGAAGGCGACAAGGGCATCCAGCTCGTGTTCGACGCTCTCCCGCTGCCGGATGCGGAGGGCCGGTGTGTCGCGAACCTATTTGAGCCGCGCGACAACAGCGGTGGCGGGCAGCAGCAGGGCCGTTCGCAACCGTCGCAGGGCTATCCGTCCTACGGCGACGACGCGGACTCGGTTCCATACTGAGCCATGCCCGTCAACGTCGCCCCTCGTAGGCGCAACGCACCCCGGCCAGCGGAGAAGTCGGCACCGACTTATCTCCAGTGGCTGCGTGGTCGCGCGTGCTACCTTGACGGGCATAGGGCAGGAGGGTGCGGCTTAGGTGATCCGCCGCGCCGCTCTCCCGTCGAAGCCGCGCACGTTGACCATGGCGGCGACAAGGGCATGGGCACCAAGGCGAGCGATCGCTTCGCCCTGCCGCTCTGCCAACGTCACCATGACGAGCAAAGCGGCAAGATCGGCGAGTTCCGCCAGCGGGGCGGGTGGCGATCGTTCGAGCTCAAGTATGGCTTCAACGCCGTAGCGGTTGCCGGCGAATATTGGCGCAAGTGGCCCGGCCGCGTCGCATGGGAGGCGCGCAATGGCTAACGGCCAGACCGTCATCCTGTCCAACCCCGTTGCTCGGCAGCGCGCCAAGTCGCTGATCGACCGAGCTCCGGAAGGCGCGGTGTGCAACATCGCAGAGGCTCGCCGCACAAACGACCAGAACGCGCTCCTGTGGGCGCTGCTGAGCGAGATCGCCCGCGCCAAGCCTCGAGGAAGGGTGCTGCCAACCGAGACCTGGAAGGCGCTCTTCATGCACCAGGCGGGGTTCACCTGCACCTTTGAGCCGTCGCTGGATGGTCAAGGCGTGGTGCCGCTGGGGTTCAAGTCGAGCCGTCTGCGGAAGGCCGAGTTCAGCGACCTCATCGAGTGCATCCGCGCCTTTGCGGCCGAGCACGGCATTCAACTTTCAGACGAGAGGCAAGCGGCATGACAACCGAAAGGGGATCGAAGCCCGATAGGGCCGAGACCGGAACGGGCTCGGTTCACGAGAGCCCCGGTGCCGATAGGCATTCGCCAGAACATGGGCGGACCATACCCAAACATATCCCCCCGGCAGAAGCGTTGCTGGCGGATGAGCAGAACCGACTTTTTGCGTTAGGCGCTGAAACCGCTGCCCGAATGGTCGAACGGCAGTATCCTGAAGCGGCTGCGATGATCCGCACCCTCAAGACCGTTCGCGACCTCACTTCCCGCAACACCCCCTCTCCTGTTCCAGCAAGCGGGGATGCGGAGGGGCTGGACCCTGTCGCGCAGTCGGTAGTCGAGCGGTTCACGCCTTGCATCGTTCATGGCTGGCCGACCTGCGTAGTCAGTTTAGAGCAAATGCACTGCATCCTCGCCGCCCTAGCATCCCGCCCCACCGACGATGGGGAGAGGGCTCCTGCGGTGGTGGGAAGCTGCACCTGCATGGAAGCCTTTGGCGAAGACCTCGCCTGCCCTGCCCACGGCACCGGAACCCCTTGGGCTGATGAAAATCCGGACATTGGAGAGACGGCATGACCGAGGAATGGTCACAGATCGCCGCCAACGGGATCATTCATGAGGCGCGCATGGCGTTCGCTGAGTGGCAGGCTGCCGCTTGGGATCAGACGCGGCCGAGCGTCCTTTATCGCCCTACCGTCAGTCTCGACGGCGACCACTACTGCGCACTCTACGGCGATGACCTGATGAGCGGCTGCGCGGGCTTCGGCAAGACAATGGCTGAAGCGATGGCCGACTTCGACAAGAACTGGTCCTCGCAGCAAGCACCCGCCCTCAACGGAGGCTCTCCCAATGGCAAGTGAACTTGTGCCCGTCGTTCAGGCGGAGGAAGTGACCTTGGCCGCGTGCCCTATCGGCCTGTTCATGTGCGCTGGGGAGCTTTGCCTCAAGACGGAGTACGGCAGCAATGAGGGGCGGATTGACGCCTACATTGTCTCGTCTGGCGAGTTCTTCTGGGGACACGCGCCCCAGAGCATCGCCAGCCAGCGCGCCACGATGGTTCGGCCCGTAGAAATGCACACTCCCGACGATACCCCACCTTCGGCTGTAGGTGATGCTTCGGGGGAGCGGTTCAGTCCTGCCCACTACGACGGCAATACTTCGCCCGGATGGTATCACACTGAAATGGATCGCCGCGCAGTCGATGTGACCCACTGGCGTCCGCTTCCCGAGCCTCCTTCCCTTGGTACTTCTTCTCTTTTGGGGGAGAGGTAGGTGAATACTTCATTATGGCGATGCCCTACGGCCCCGGGCTGCTGGTGCTTCGCACTGGAACCGCTGCGCGTCTCCACCATAGGCAGCATCCCTATCGCGGGAGGGCGGCCGTGAGCCTAGTGGGCTTCAAGATCAAGAACCACCCGCAGCAGGTGGGCAGGCGGGGCGCTCGCGATACCGTCGACGAGCGCATTACGCCGGAGAGAGTATTCGGCCCTTTGATGGAGGAGTTCGACTTCACGCTTGACGCCGCAGCCAACGACAACAACGCCAAGACCCCTACGTTTTTCAGCCTTAGCAACGATGGCCTGGCACAGGATTGGCACGGACACCGTGTTTGGTGCAATCCTCCCTATAGCGACATCCGCCCGTGGGTTGAAAAGGCATGGGCGGAGCACCGCGCTGGCTGCGCCGTAATCGTGATGCTCTTGCCAGCCAACCGGACTGAGCAAGGTTGGTGGCAGGACTTGATAGAGCCCTTCCGCGACGGGCGCGGCCCCATCCAAACGCGCTTCTATCGGAGCCGCTTCAATTTCGGCTTGCCGAACAATCCGGAGGGCAAGTTCCACAGCTCCCCGCCCTTCGGCTGTGTGCTTGTGATCTGGCGGACCGCGCAAGGGATCGAAGCGGCGACAGCCGACGAGACACGCAGTGGCTCGGCCGTAGGCGAGAGCCCGGTCGCTGAAAGCGATGCGCCCGTAACTAGCCGCCATACTCCACACAGGAGGCAGAGGTGAGCGTACACGCCGTCGCCTCCAAATTCCGCCGTGCCATTCGGAACGGAACCGGGGCAACCTTCACCAACGAACAGTTGCGCTTGCTCGGTGAGCATGGCGTCCTGAAGCTGCTATCAGAGATCGAGGCCGAAGAGCTATGTCCCGCGCCGACTCCCCCCTCATCGTCGGCGAATATTGGCTCGACAAGCGACGGGACGGCAAGTCGCCGGACATCTGGCAAATCGCCACCTACGCCGACAAGTCGCGGTCCGTTGTCTATCGCAGCACTAAGTGCCGGACTGTAGAACTCGATGCCGCCAAGGCGGTCCTACGCGCCTACGAGGCCCAGCAGCGGTCCACCAGCAAGAACCAGCACGCGCACACCGCTGAGCTTCTGCCACACCTGTTCAACTACCTGCGCGAGCGTGGGCCCGACATTCACCGGCTCGACACCATCAAGAGCAGCTTCCGGGCTTGGATCGGCTTCCTGATGCAAGACGAGCTTGGAACACAGGTGAGGGTGGCAGACATCACCCCCGGCGTTGTGGATCGCTTCCGCCGGTGGCGCATGAAACCGCATAGCTGGGAAGTCGACTGGGGCGGCAAGACTTTCCGCCATTCCTCCTCGGGGGTCTCCGGTCACGCGGTCCAGCGCAATATCGAAGACCTGCGCGCAGCCCTGAACTACGCGGAAGGCGAGCGTCGTGTGAGCGCGCCTAAGGTGCCGAGCGTGGACCGCAAGCTAAGGGGAGGGTCTGACCCACAGATGCTCTCTCCGGCTGCTCTGGGGGCTCTCTGGGCCTATGCGCGGGAGGATGTGGGGATCTGGCGCGAGATCGCCTTGATGGTCGGCACAGCCTGCAGGCCGGGAGTGGCGATGGCGTTCGATCCAGCGGCACAATGGAAGGACGGCTTGATCGACCTGCAGCCTGAGCGCGAGGAAACCGACAAGCGCAATGCTATCGTGCCAACCATCGAGCCCCTGAAGCCGATCCTGAAGGCTTGGAAGGAATCTCCGCACCCGAAGGTCAAGAGCCGCAAGACCTGGTGGCGAACCGCTCGGCGGGTTCTGAACATGCCAGACCTCGAGGCCTACGACATCCGACACACGATCACGACGCTCATGGACACCAAAGGCGTGCCCGGTGCGCAGCTTAGCGGCATCACCGGACACCTACCGTCGAGCCGGGGAATCGCCCGCACGACGAGCAGCCATTACCTCCACTACGACCCTCGAAAAGCAGCCAAGGCTATTGCGGTTTTGACGGCCTTCTTCAAGGAAGTGGCGCGGCACGCCGATCTCTGGTCTGCGGACCATCTGCGGACCAAACCAGTAAGAGGCAAGCCGATTTCACTTGCCAGAAATATGGCCGAAGCTTAGGATTACTGCGGCATACAGAGTGCGTTCGGGCGGTTAGCTCAGTTGGTAGAGCATCTCGTTTACACCGAGAGAAATAGCCCCACCCATGCGTATCTCTGTCCAGTTTTTTTGGAACGGAGCGCGATTCAATGGCGAACAAAGCGGCACTTGCGGACCATCTGCGGACCACTTGGGAGGTCGCTCATGGTTGAGCTAGTTGAGCACACCTGCGGCCAGTGCGGTTGCGTGTGGGGCTTCCCCGCTGCCCTGAAAAAGCAGCGCCTTGAGGATGGCGAGGCCTTCTTCTGCCCCAACGGGCACCAGCGGCATTTTACCAAGGGGCAGTCCGAAGCGGATAAGCTTCGGCAGGAGCGGGACCGCCTCAAGCAGCAGCTTGCCTATAAGGAAGACCGGATACGCACCGCCGAGCAGCGCGCGGAGCATGAGCGCAATCGCGCCAACGGCTACAAGGGGCACGCAACCCGCATCACCAAGCGGGCGAAGGCCGGCGTCTGCCCGTGCTGCAACCGGACGTTCCAGCAGCTGGCCGCCCACATGGCGAACAAGCATCCGCAGTTCACGCCCATCGAGATCGAGCAAGGCGCGTTGGTTCAGTGACCTCTCCCACCCACTTACAAGGAAAGGAGTGAGGATAATGCCACAAGATCAGGGCGTTGCGGCTACGCCGCCGGGCCACTCGGCAGAGCCCGAGCCCAAGGTCTCGGCCCTTCGGGCGTGTGTCCCTAACGCGGAACTGCTCGAGCTCGCCGGTCGGGTGGAAGAAGGCGAGCGCAGCGATCAAGAACAGCTGCTCACAGAGGCCTTTGAGGCAATCAAGGGACCCCTTTCGACGCGCAAGGGCTCCATCGTCTGCCACCACCCTGAGTGGTTCGCCTTCCAGAAGATGTTGCGCGCGCTGGCTTACGAAAGCGCCGCGCTCGCGCTTGTGCCCGAGGGTTGGGTAAGGGGTGTGGAGGAATGGCCGGATCCGAATGGCGCGCATTCTAGAGCTTGGCTCAAGCAAACCAGCACTTCCCGCATGGGCAAGCGATTGATCTGGGGGCACGCCAGCGACGACGCCTTTGTTGAGGTGAAGCACGCCGTCACGCCGGCGCTTGCCCTCTGCGCCGCCTCACTTAGAGCTTGGGCAACATGCTGCTAGCAGCCGCCCTCCTGACTCTCTGCGCTCCCGACCCACGGGACAACTGCGTCCATGATGGCGACACCTTCTGGCTTGCTGGCGAGAAGTATCGCATCACCGACATCGACACGCCGGAAATCAGTCAGCCGAAGTGCCGCGCTGAATACGAGCTCGGCATCCGCGCTCGCGATCGGCTCCTGGTCCTGCTCAACGAAGGTCCATTCGAGCTGGTACGCAGTGGACGGGATCGTGATAGGAATGGCAGGTTGCTTCGCGTGGTTACGCGCAAGGGCGGTCGATTGGCGATCAGCTGGTGCGCGAGAAGCTGGCGCGGACCTGGGATGGCAAGCGCCGATCTTGGTGCGAATAGACGGAGACTGAATATGTACGTCACCTACACCGTGATACGCGACGGAGAGGAAACCCGGTACGAACCGCGTCTCGTCAAGCCCGACGACATGGCAAAGATGATGCGCCACGCGGCGCGAAGCGCCTCCAGGTACCAAGTTAAAGCCCGTCTTTCGCCGAGACTCGACGCCTAGAGAGAGCTGTAAAGAGAGGTGCCCCATGACCAACCCCATCACCTATGAAGCCTCTCCTGAAGAGCTCGAGCGCGAGCGCATCGTGGAATGGTTGCGCGAGCAGGCTGCTGACGTTGAAGCAGAACGGGCGACCTCCGCGTCTGACACAGGTCGCATATTGGCGACCCGCAATGCCTACGACGAAGCGGCTGACGCTATCGAGCGCGGAGATCACCTGAGATGATGCCGGACAGAGCCGAACTGCTGAAGCAACTCCGTGCCGCGAATGAGCAGACCGTCATCGACGCTTTGGATAGCTGCTACGTCTGTGAACATCTGGAGGGGATTGCGCCGGTTGTGCTGCTGGAGTTCTACCAGCGCATGAACGACGTGATCCTCGGGCCGCCTGAGGATTAAGCCGCGGGCCGGGCTTGATACCGGCTCCCGTCTCTCAAGGCGCCGTCGTGTAACACATCAGCGCGGGGCTCGCATCGCGAGTCCTTCCACGCCGCCGCAGCCGAATATCTCTGGCACATCGCCGAGAAGTATACTAGCGCGGAGTTGTCGCTGACGGACGAGGCTATGGCCCGTGACGGCAGTCTGATTGCAGGAGTCGTCGCGTTCCACGCGGGGTCGCTTGACTGCGATTGACAGCTGAAGCCGGGGTGGGAAGCGAGCGGTCAGCGGCGGGCTCTGTCAGCAAATCCTAGGGGTAGGCTGGTCAACTCATTGGCGGCACCTGCCAAGCCATTCTAGAACGGCGAAGTGGTGCGGAGGCGGCGAAACCCGTGGCCGCAAGCGCGGGGTATGCCTGGAAGCGGGAGCCGGTGCAGATCACCCCGCATCATCTATAGTGCGGTCCTATCCACTTCGGACAGCTACCGCACTTAGAGCAGCGAAACCGACTGGCAGCCGCATCCAGGTTTCCCGGCCACCCGTTCCGGATGAACAGGCTCACCACCGGACGAAAGGGCAGGGACGCCTTGTGGCCGCAGTAGCACTGAACGTCGATATCCATGCGGTGCCGGGAGAAGTCGCGGATTGATCTGACGACTCGCGTGGACATCGCCCGCTTGTGGCTGAAGCACAGGTGAGAACGAAGCGGGAACTTCCGCTTTCCTACAGGTCGGTCACCGTGCCACCGAAGGCAGGAGGAGATTCGCTATGGAAGTCGTGAACCAGCGGGAGCGTGTGTCGCGTAAGGGATGGCTGGCGAAGGACCGGCGGCTTATCAGCTTGGCTGAACTGGGGGAGTGGCGCTCAGTGAGGTGGGGCGAAGAGCGGAACCTGATGCGGTGAAGGACTGGCCTGACGATACCTACGGAAGCGATCGGTCTATCCGGATGGAAGCTTGGGTGTTGGGGGTGTTTGCGGTGCTGGCGGTGGTGGATTTTCTCTCGGGAATATGGTAGCAGGCCCGATGGCTATGCAGAACGGCTCAGACGGCATGCCTCTTGCGGGCCGCTCCGAGGAATATGCAACCGAGATGTGGCTGGATGATCCGTCCGCCTTCTGGCTGCACCCCGAGGGGCCGCTGTCGGAAACCACGCCGGATGAGTGGCGCGCGAAGCAAGCCGAGCGGGAGCGTAAAAGGCGGGAAGCGATGGCGCAGAACCCCTATGCCAACGCCTATGCCCAGATGGCCGCCTCCCAACTAAACGGGCTCGCCGCCTATCAGCAGTCGTCTTTGATGCAGGCGACCAACTATCAAGGCTCGATGAACAGCGGCGGCTTGAGCGCGCTCTTGGGCGGTGCTCTCGGGTCGCTGCTACGCTAACTCACTTAGGCACCTGCAGACCAGCTTGGCAGATAAACCGCTGCGTCATCAGCACCGCCTCTTCCTCTAGCCCCGCCAGATGCGCCTCAGGGCCGCTCAGGCGCTCGCCACGGCCTATCCGCAAGGAACGGCTCTCCACGCCCAGCCACTTGCAGAACGAGGCGTGGAGCCGGTCGTGAGCGGCATTCAGGGCGTCCCGATCAGGATAGCCCATCCAGGCCGCCATCTCGTCCTGGTGCGCCTCGAAGCTTTGTCCGGGGCGCTGGCGAGGGATCACCTGATACGCTCGCGGATCGTTTCTCGGGGACGCAACAGGGCGAACAAGCGCGAGACGTAACGTCCGGTCACGGCCGACCGGAAGCGATAGCCGCGCTTGAACACGTCACGGCGGCGGGTCGGCTCAATCAGCATCGCCTTACCGCTTCAGGAGAGCAGCTGCTGGCTGTCCCAGCGCCTGCTCGGCAGCGTTGATCTTCTTCTGGCGGGTGAAGGTCTTGATCAGGCCGTAGCCCGCGACACCGATCGTCACGAGGGCGGTGATCACGCCGTCCACGTTGTCAGCATTCACATAGCCTGAGCCGATCAGGTACGGCCCCAGCATCAGAGTGAGAATGCGAACTGCTGCCATAGCGCCGGCAGAAAGGGCTGGGGTCGAGTAACTGTTCATAGCATCCATTCCTTCATCTGACCGAGCCGCGCCTTGCGGTCGGAGAAGCCGTTGAGGCCGCCGTTGATTGCCCGGGTGATGGCCTCGCACTCATCCAGGTCTGCGAGCTCATTGAGGTCGCGCGAGCTCCAGTATTCCAGCGCCAAGTGGAGGCCGATCGACGGAACCGCGGCGATCTCAGGATGGCGTTCGATGTCGATGCCGATCAGGCGGCCGAAGTAGCGGTAGTTCGCTCTGCCGGTGATCTGGATCGGCCCTCTGCCTCGGAACCGTGAGCCGTCGCCGGGCGCTGTGTTGCCGAGGTCCTTGCGACCCTCGTATCTCTTCTGAGCAGCGGTCGGCCCCCAGATTTCCTCCATGTAGCGGAAGCCGCCGCTTTCATGGCTGAGCTGCGCCATGAAATGCGGCAGACGCAGCGGGGCATCCAGCAGGCCGTAGCGGGGGAAATGCACATGGGCCGCTAGCGCCAGCTCTTCGGCGCGGTCGATCTTGGCTCCACACTTGTGGAAGAGGGCCGTCCAGGTGACGCGGCCAGGAGCGCCATCCGCATTCACACCGAGAGCGCGCTGTAGCGGTCGAACATCAATCATTGGTGTGCTCCTTTCGCCATGGCGGCCTTCTCGACGGCGATCACCTCATCACCCCGAGTGACCATCTCTTCGACTGCGGCGATGATGGTGGGCACGTCCGCGCCTGGCCGCTTCAGCATCGAGAGCATGGCGTTGAAGCCCGCGCGCATGTTGTTGCGCTCGTGCCGCAGCCACTTGATCTCCTCCTTCATCTCGCGGAGGGCTTCTTCGTAGCGGGCCTCGCTGCGCTCGATGCGTTCTTCGCAGGCAGCTCGATCCTTCTCATTCGCAGTCTCAAGAGCTGCGATCCGGGCAAGCAGATCGGTTCTGAGCGAGCCATCGGCCTCGAGCTGCATCTTGCGCAGCAGGGGCCACGCCTTAATCGCGACGACGATCACCGCAGCAACGAGAACCCAGATTCCTGCCACACCCGCGGTTGTGCGGACGGCAATAGGAAGCACTTCCATTATCGCTCCCTGCGCGTCAGCCACGCGCCGTAGGTCACGCCCAGGGCGCAAATTGACGACAGGGTGTAGAGGCCGGCCCAGAACGCGAGCTCGTCGGTGTGCATGACCGACAGAGCGGCCGGCCAAATCAGCCAGCGCACCGAAAACAGCACCATCAGCCACGAGAAGGCGAGGATCGGGGTGGCGAGGGCGGCCTGCTGGTTGCCGCTCCACATCGAGCCAACAGCAGGCAGCAGGTAGACCGCAGGAAGCAGCCACAGCAGCCCTGAGAGCGCCTGTAGGGTTTGGACGAGGGGGATCATGAAACCACCGCGCGATCAGTCATTCGACGCCAAACCGTACCGTCCGAGAAGATCGGGACCGCTCCGCCTGACTCGTCAGTGCAGTAGATGATCACGCCCGCGCCAAGGGAGGCTGCGGGCAGAAGGGACTTTGACAGGACGCGAGGCTGAAACCCGGCGCCGCTTACGAACCTGCCCACGTCCACACTGCCGTTGTCCCTGATGATCAGGCATTGGGTGGCGTTGGATGAAAGCGTGCCCTGGAGGCCGCCTGCCGCATTTCGAAGCGCGATCTTCCTTTCGTTGTCCGAGCGGAGCGTCAACGCATCGTTGCCGGCGTAAGTGATCGTCAGCTGATCGACCATGTTGCGGTAGTTGCTCGCCAGCCAAGAGGCGATGTCCGCCATGATCTGGCGGATGCTGTTGTTCAGCAGCCCGGGCAGCATGCCTTCCGAAAGGTCGATGCCAGGCTTGCTCGCGTTGCTTGACGGTGTGGTCGAGTAGTCGGTGAGGGCCAAGGCGGGTCGCTCCTAATCGCTAGGTTCGACCGCTTCGCTTGGTCGCCGCGAAATCCGCCATGCGCAGGCGGTGGAGCGAGGCCCTCTTACGCTTGGGGCTTGCGGTGGCGGCAAGCTAGCGTGTTTCGGTTTCCAAATCAAGGAAAGCCCGGCCCATTGAGGAGCGCTTCAAAAGCAGGTATGAGGTCGCATGGGCTTTAGACGCTGGTGGCAAGACCGACAGGCCAGGACTAAAGCCGTCCGCCTCTCGCTTCGCATGAACAGCGACCCCGCGCTAATCGCAAGCCAAGTACCTGAACTGGCGGGTATGGGCGAGGCGCAGGGCATGGCGCATGTTCTTCAACAGGTCTCGCTTTGGAAGGCTGGGGCATCGCCAGAACAAGTCGCTGAGTTTTCCCGCAGGGGGAACGCGTCGATGGAGTCCTTCGAGCGCGAGGGGCTAACCATGCCATACTGGGGATCGTTACTGGTCTTGCGCACATACCAAGCCGAGCTAGGCTTGAGCGTCCCCCCTGTCAGCCGGCCCGGCTCAGGGGTGCCCACTAATCTGGAGCGGGAATGACGCCTCTCGAAATAGCCTTGGTGTGCGGCCTAAAGGCTCTCCTCTTGGAGCTTATCTACCGCCGCCGGCAATCAAGGCTGCGCCGCCGCGACGAGCAGCGGGGCCCCTATGACTCCCCCGAGGGCGGCCCGATTATTGACCTGTACCCCCATCCGACGAAGCCAGTCTGGACGATCCGCAAGTAGGCTGGAGAGGATGCGCTGGCCTTGGCGGGTTCCACCAAGGGCCATCAGAGCGCCCAACCCAAGCCCAGTCTGCCCGCCGCTCCCGCCGCCGATACCTAGCGCATCGGCACCAGCGCCCGCGCCCCCCAAGGCTCCAGGCAACGCCAGCATAGCTAAACGCCCGGCAGTACCGCTATCCGGCACCTTCGACGGCAGGACCGCCTGCCCAGCAGTCGCTAAGTCATAGAACGGGCGGTTGCCAGATGCGCTTTGCACGGCCCCCTCTAGGCGAGAGGTGGACTGTATGTCAGCGCGGTTGAGCTGTGCAGGAGTTACAAGTTCGTCCGCTTGATTACCGCCGTTGCCGAGGGCCTTGGCGAGCACTTCAGCCCGGCGGTTGGCGGCGTTCGCTTCGATGAACTGAGGGAATTGCCCTGGCTGTTGCCGCTGAAGCGCGTCTGCAAGGGCTTCCTGCCCTTGTCGCATCGCGCCGCCGAACTCTGCCGCGTAAGGATCAGGCGCTGTGCGGCGATCGCGGCCAAGACCCCGATAGGCCTCCTGGAAGTCGCGGCCACCCATGCGGCCTTCAGACGAGAGGCCGCCTCCAATCCGGTAGTCGATTGCCTCCATCGCGTTCTGGCCGACGCCCTGAGGAATGTTGCCGGCGGCGAGCTGAGCGTTCGTGATGTCCAGCAGAGCCCGCGGATCGCCCGCAATATCCAAGTCAACCGGATCAAGCGCGCGGCTGTAAGCATCCTGCACGCTTTGCCGCACCTGCTGCATGCCTGGCGCACCATAGGCGGTCACTGCCCCACCAGGTGCCGCCGCTTGCTGGAAGGCCGCACGATTGAATGCCTCCAGACCTTCCGTGCGCCGCGCGTTTACCACATCGCCCAAGAACGGGGCACCCGCCAGCCTGTCCTCTGCCCCCTTGACCATGCCTCCCCAGAGGCCGGAGTTTCCGACTGTTTGGCCTACCGTGGTGGGGATGCTCTGCTGGCGCAGGAATTGGACGGAAGGATCGCTAACGCCCTGCGCAAAATTACCGGCACCTCGAGCCACAGCTCGCCCGGCCATCCCCCCGCCTAGGCCTGCTAGAGCGCCCGTGACGCCACCCATGACGCCCTGTCCGGCGTCCGCGTTTCCTGCGCCTTGGATGGCTCCGTAAAGCGCATCGCCGCCGCGCGTAGCTGCCAATCCGGAGAGACCAGCGCGCGCCAGACCAAACTCCGCGCCTGCCGCGCCCATCATGCCACCGGAAAGCATGCCCAGCAGCGATGCGGTCGGGTTTGCAGCCTCCAAGGCCTCAATGTCTTGCCCCTCCACGCCCATTGCGCGGAGAGGAACAACTGCATCGGCGGCAGAAGCGAAATAGGCCCCCACTGGGGATGCGGCCATTTGGCTCAGGATGGGGTTCGCAACCGTGCGAGTGACGCGGCCCATGCTCCCGCCGTAATTCGGGTTGGCCCGCAAGTACCGCTGGCGCGTGTCCACCTCGCCTTGGCTTACCTGCCGCGCACCCGGGGG